AACGTGAGAGAGACCCTTCTCCGCGATGACGCGGCGCACGTAATCTTGTGGAGTTTCGCCTGTGGTTTTTGGCAAGCCGCACAGACTAGCATCTCGCCCGCCTAAATAATTATCTTTTATAGATACGATTGTTGTTGCATCCATCAGAATTCCATGCTAGGGTGCGCCTACCATCGTATGCGGAACACATCAGATATTAGGCAGCGCTACCGAGGCGACCTATTGATTTGGCGGGCGAACCAGCTTGGTCTGAACTATCAGGCCGTATCTCGAATTATCGCCGCTCAGCCAAACGATCTCATAGTCAACGGCGCGACAGTCAAGCGGATCTTCTCAGGCGCGAACGCGACATTTGACACCGTTTGGGCAATCGCCGACGCGCTGAATATCGACCGTCATGCGATGACTGATTTCAAATTGAAAGAGCGTGATTTCTCTCGTGCGGTAGTCAATGGAAAGGCTGCGCGATGAGGGGCGGGGTGGTCTCTGGCCGAGCTGCCCCGTTTTTTGAATACCGCAGGGTAACACGGGAACGCGGCCAGCACACATAAGAATCTACTTTAACTTCCAGAGACGAGAACGTAAGGAGAATCGGATGATGCGCGAGCGATTCAAACTCATGTCCATGCTTCACGCGGCTGCGGCATTCTTTGGCTTTCGGCAGGCCGTGCAGCAGTTAGCGCCCGAACCGGCCCCTCATGACGAGTTTCACCATTCACGAGGTAATCGGCAACTGCATAGCGCGGCACATATTCGCAAACATCGGCGTGAGCGAAATATCCGAAACGAAATAGCATTTCAGTCGCGCAAGCGTAATCGAGCCAACTGAAGGCAGAAGTAACTCGGGCGGTTGAGTGTTTGGAGCCGGAGGCGGGGAGGGAACGACCTGACCCAAAGTTACGAAACGCGGTAGCAGCCTTAAAGGAGAAAAGACAATGCTACGAATCACAAAATCAACAGAACCGATCACGGTAGATCGGTTAATCGTCACCATTTATTCCCCGCCAGGAGTGGGTAAAACCTCTCTCGCCTTTACGGCTGAAAAGCCTTTGCTGCTGGATTTTGACGGCGGCGCATATCGAGCAGCGAATCGAGCGGACATCGTTGCTATCAATTCGTGGTCAGATGTTGGCGCAATCAACGCTGCGGATTTGGCCGGGTACAAAACTCTAGTTATCGACACCGCCGGTCGCGCTCTTGACTGCCTGACCGCTGACATCATCGCGGGCAATCCGAAGCTTGGACGAAGCGGCGGCGCCCTGACCTTGCAGGGGTTTGGTGAACTGAAGTCTCGCTTTATCTCATTCACGAAATTAGTCCGTTCGTTTGGGTTGGATCTCGTTTTACTAGCGCACTCTGATGAGCAGCGCAATGGCGACGAGTTGATCGAGCGAATCGACGTGCAGGGCGGATCGAAGAATGAGATATACAAAGCCGCCGATGTCATGGGGCGGCTGCGAATAACCAACGGCAAGCGCCTTCTGAATTTCAGCCCAACGGACACGGCGTTTGGAAAGAATCCTGCCGGCCTGGGTGAGTTGAATGTCCCAGTCTTTACTGACGAACCGGGTTTTCTCGCGAGCGTTATCGGCCAGATCAAGTCTTCACTAAACAGGCTCACCGCCGATCAGCAGACAGCGGCGAACGAAATGGCTGACTGGCAAAAGAAGTTTGAGGCCACGTCATCGCCGGCGGAACTGAATGCGCTCATTGCCACCATTGCCGATGATGTTGATCCGAACATCAAGCGATTGTTGGTTAAGACCGGCAAGGTCAAAGGCTTTGAGTGGGACAAAGACGCCAAACACTTCAAGTCGAACGGCAACGGCTTCGACCCGCTATCCAAAACCGCTAAGGATGGAGTTACCTCCAAGCAAGCAAAGCAGATTATGACGCTGACCGGAGAACTCGAGATTGACCCGGACGAGGCGGTTTCAAAGCTGTTCAAGCTTCCGGTCAAAGTTGACGAGATTTCCAAAGAAGCTGCGGATCGGTTTATCGCCGACCTGACTACGCGGGCAGACAACCTCGGGGAGGCGTTCTAATGCGAATCTCAGTCAGCGACCTTGACACCTACCGGTACTACAAGGCTGCGGAGGAAATGACGCTTGAGGACTGTCTGGCGCGACTGCGCAGAGAGACCCCGCCAACTCCCGCAATGCTCGCTGGTCGTGCGCTCCACGGCATTCTCGAACACTCTAGCTATGACGACGAGGCTATGTCCGTGGAATGTGACGGGTTTCGATTTTACTTTGACTGCGAAGTCGATTTGGAGGTGCCACTCGTTCGCGAACTGAAAGGCGAGCTTGAAATCGCAACGCCTTCGGGTCCGGTGACGCTGGTTGGTGTCGTAGACGCAATGGACACGTCGGTCTATGACTACAAGCTTACCGGCCGATTCGACGCCGAACGGTTCGCCGATAGCTATCAATGGCGATGCTACCTCTCGATGTTTGGACGCAACCGGTTTGTCTATCGCGTCTTTGTTGGGCAAGAGAATTCGGCGGGAGCAGGCTTCGATGGTCGACCATTTTCTGAGTGGACGATTCGCGAGTACCACGAGCTTCCCGTCTACCGATATCCAGGCATGGAGCAAGACGTGATCAGGGAAGTGACGGAGTTTGCCGCGTTCATTAAGCAACACCTGAGACTAGCGGAGGCGGCATGAGCTTCAACAAAATCACCATCGTCGGAAACCTCGGGCGCGATCCTGAACTTCGCTACACGCCGCAAGGGACTCCTGTTTGTTCTTTCAGCATGGCAAGCAATGAGAAGCGGAAGAATCGCGATACCGGAGACGCCGACGAGGTTGTGACTTGGTTTCGCATAACTCTGTGGGGGCGACAAGCTGAAACCGCCTCTCAGTATCTAACCAAAGGCAAGCCCGTTTACATTGAAGGCCGCTTGCGCGTCGAAGAATTCACCGACCGCGATGGCAACAAGCGGCATTCCCTGGAAGTCAACGCAACCGATATGCAGTTCATCGGCGGCGGAGACCGCGGGCAAACGGCAGCGCCACAATCAACACGAACCGAAGCGAAGCCGGCGGCTAAGCCTGATCCGGTTGACGATGACGATATTCCGTTTTGAGGATTGAAATCTGACGGCCAAGGGGAAACCGTCAGATCGGGGAGCGCGGGCCACCTGGGGTACGCGGCTCGCGCTCCAAGGATATTTGAAATCAGTTTGCAGTCCGTGCTGGTGCTGGCCGATTACCCGAAACGAGTTGAGAGACTTCGCGGTAGGTTGAGCGCGACGAGCACTAGAGTCTGAGCAGACCAAACGTAAAGTCGCGGCGGGCTGCAATTCATCTTTGACGAGTTTGCGCGGCTTGGAGCCAAAGCGATAAGCACCTCGAAAGAGAGGCTGTGAAGGGTCGCGCAATTCAATTTCTGAACGTTCAGAACCCATGTGTCACAAACGAGGCCACGAAAGCAGAGGAAAGGCTGAGGCTCACATTCGATCACTATTACGAGCACAACCTTTCAATCGGGATTGGAAAGACCCTGAGAAGCTGCATGTTTACATCTGCGCTGACTCTCGATGCCGAGCGCGGCCCTACAAAGTTGGTCACGGTAAGCGAGTGAAAACGTAAACAGTCGAAAGGTTGTAGAAGAATGAAGTTGACAAATTGGCCGGTTGAATTGGGAAGCGACCGCGACTGAGACCCCTTAGCGGGGTGCTCTGGTTACTAATTCTTATCTTCGGATTTGAATTGCTTCCCAAAGCGCCAGGCATCTCGCTAAGGGGTTTTTGTTTTATATGGAAACGGCAACGAATAGGTGCGGTCATGCGTTGCGGGAGCCTAAGTGCAAAGGATGCACCGGCCTCGTGGTCAAGCGGCCTCGACCTGCCACTAACTACAAAAAATTAGTGTCCGAAGCTCCAGTTGTTTCGTGTGGACACTTGGAATGCGCAAGAGCGCTCGGATGCCTGAAGTGTGGGCGGAAATGATCGCGGCATGAAAGACAAACTGCCCGCAGTCCTTTGGTATGCAAGTGACTGGCTCGGAAGCAATACGCGAGCGCGAATGACGCATCAACAGCGGGACGTTTACCTGACACTTTTGTTCCGCTCTTGGTATGAGGAGCCAATCGGCACGCTCCCAAACATTCCCGAAGAACTGGCTCTGATGGGCGGCGTAGATTTTGAAACATGGGAACAAATCAAGGGGCCGATTATTGCGAAATTTACAAGCGACGGCAACGGTCGGGTATTCAATCCGCGCATGTTGAAAGAGGCCCGCAAAGTACGCGGACGCCAAATGGCGGGGGCGATTGGCGGCAAGCAAACGCAAAGCAAACCGTCAAGCAAAAAGAAAGCAAAGTGAGCGGCGAGTAGGGCGGCAAACATTCAACTTTTGCTTCAGCCTCTTGGTTTAACTTTAGATTGGATTAAGAAGATCAGGGGAACACGTTACTTATGATTAACCTAGCACGAAGAGAGAGCAAAGCACCGTTATTGAAACCGGGCGAACGAAACGGGAAACCTGTACAGGCAAAGTCCCGCCACCTGAAAGCGCCTCGCTACGAAGTTCTGAAAGACAAAATCAGAACGTGGTGGAACGATCGGCTAAAGATCGGCGAAGCCCTTGCGGAGATAAGAGACGAAAAACTCTACAAGGCCGAGTATTCAACCTTTGAAGAATTCTGTACTGATGAATTCGGCCTCAAGCACTCTCAAGCCTACGGATTGATCGCCGCGGTAGCGGTTAAAGAGTCTCTAAAACCTTCCGCCATGGCGGACAAAATCACGAACGAGCGGCAGGCCCGAGCGCTCGCCGCCGTGCCCCAAGAAAAGCGCGTCGAGGTTTTAACCGAAGCCGCGAAAGCGCCAGGTCCGGTTACTGCGAAACGAATCACCGCAGCCGCAAAATCAAACGGTCACGTTGCGAAGGTGGAACCTCCGAAGCCCGCCGCGCGTCTCGACAAAACCGGATACGCGATCCCTGAAACGATTCTGGAAGATTGGGATCGGGCTGAGGAAACCGCGCGGCGAATGCTGAGTGCGGTAAGCAGTCTCCGATCTGAATTGAAGAACGCGAAGGACGAGAACGATCCGATCTTCGCGGAAGTGACCAATTCCACCATTGCCGATCTCAACAACGCTTACACGAGTTTCAAGTGCGTCGTTCCGTATGCGGTTTGCACAAGCTGTCAAGGTCGTGCGCCGAAGAAATGCTCGCTCTGTCGCGGTCGCGGATTTATGAGTGAGTTTGCCTGGAGAAGTTATGTGCCGGCAGAGGCGAAGGCCATGCGCGAGGCGGTAAGCAAAAAGAAATGAGCGAAATCACCTTACGTCCGTATCAGCAAACAGCGGTCGCGGCTGCTTTTTCTGAGTGGGCCGACAACGACTCGACGTTGATCGTCATGCCGACCGGGACCGGAAAGTCCGTCGTGTTTGCTGACATCATTTCTCGCGTTCAACCAAAGCGCGTGTTAGTTCTGGCCCACCGTTCCGAACTGATCGATCAAGCGCGTCGGCACGTAGAGAAAATCGGGTTGCCCGTCGCTGTTGAGATGGCAGATATGTACGCGGAGGATTGTTTCTGGGCAGACACGCCGATCATCGTTTCGACTGTTCAAACTCAGATTGCCGGCAATGCTGGCGCTGGAAGAATGACGAGATTCGATCCATATGATTTTGGTTTAGTGATCTGTGACGAAGCCCACCACTTCACCGCGAAGAGTTTTGCCAAAGTTCTAAATCACTATCGTCAGAATCCCGATCTGAAAATCCTCGGAGTTACCGCCACGCCTGACCGAGCTGACGAGGCTGCGTTGGGTCAGGTCTTTCAAAGCGTCGCGTATGACTACGAGATTCTTGATGCGATCAATGACGGATGGTTAGTTCCGATCGAACAGCAAATGGTAACGATCGACGGGTTGGATTTTTCTCAGATTAGAACTACCGCAGGAGACTTAAACGGGGCAGACCTTGCGGCGATCATGGAGGCAGAAAAGAACCTTCATGGAATCGTTTCTGCCTCACTCGACATCATCGGAGATCGGCGCACGTTGGTTTTCGCTGTGACCGTCAAGCAAGCCGAAATGTACGCGGAGATTTTCAATCGACATAAGCCGGGAATGGCTGATTGGGTTTGCGGCAAGACTCCGAAAGATCAGCGTCACGAGACGTTCAGAAAGTTCGGTAATGGGAACACTCAGATTCTCGTGAACGTCGGCGTTGCAACCGAGGGCTACGACAATCCAGCCGTCGAGGTAATCGTGCAAGCCAGGCCGACGAAGAGCCGGTGTCTCTATTCGCAGATGGTCGGACGTGCCACAAGACCGTTGCCGGGGATTGTCGATCGATACGACACGCCGGAAGAGCGCCGTTTCGCAATGGCGAATAGCGCGAAGCCAAACTGTTTGGTGATTGATTTCGTGGGCAACTCAGGCCGTCACAAGCTGATGACGACCGCGGACATTCTCGGCGGTCGTGTATCGGACGAAGCAGTCGAACGAGCCATAGCAAAAGCAAAGGCCCAAGGGAAAGCCGTAAACATGGCCGAAGCGGTTGAAGATGAAGAGCGGATTCTCCGCGAAGAAGTTGAAGAACGAAAGAGACGCGAAGCCGCA